CAGTAAGCCCTCACTACGGGATTCGGTGATGTCCAGCGATGGCCCCGGCTATTCCTTGCATGAGATTTCGATTTATGGTGAGTCGGGCGGAAAACAAATACTTAAACAGCAATATAAGTGCCGGAAGAAGAAGGCCGAAAAAGAGCGGGATATCATCGAATCATACATAGACAAGATTGGCGATAGCTACATGCGGCAGATCGTCACCCTGCGTTACGTGGAAGGTCTCAACTGGCAGTATGTCGCTGACCGTGTTGGCGGCTCAGAGGACAGCGTTAGAAAGGCATGCAAGCGTTTTGTAGAGCGGGTTTAGAAAATTGTCCGATATGTCCGTTTTTTCTTTGCTATACTGTATATATGGAAGTGCACAATGCCGCTTTCCACTTGCATCCCCATAGACACCCCGTCGCGGCTCCAACGGCTGCGGCGGGGATTCATTATGCAAAGACAAATTCCCCAAATATCAGTCCCCGATAATTTTCACAAGGACACGCTTGTCTCTTTTGCCATCGAATTCAAAGTAGAAAATTTGCTCCCAGGTGCCAAAATCCAGTCGCCCCTCGGTGACGGCTACGACTGTTTCCCTTCCCATGATGGTTCGCTTCAGGTGGGCGTCGGCATTATCTTCGAAGCCATTATGGCGATAACGGGAATAGGGTTTTTCCGGCGCAATCTCTTCCAGCCAGACCTCAAAATCATGGTGTAGTCCGCCCTCATCGTCGTTTATAAAGACACTAGCCGTTATATTCATGGCATTCACCAAAACAAGTCCTTCACGGACCCCGGAGTCTTGAAGCGCCTGATTTACTTGTGGCGTAATGTTAACAAGCCCTCGTCTGGTCGGCAGATTGAATTGCAATTCCTTGCGGTAGGATTTCATACGATTCTTCCTCTCGTTTTCTAATCGGTGACGGCGTTGGGGAAAAGCCGGAGGTTAGTCAGGCTCCCCCAAATACTGACCGTATGCTGCGATGTAGCTATGCGATTAACCTTTCTGTTTTCATTATGTCATAATTAATTTAATATGACAACGCTTTTTACCTAAAAAACTTTATAAAACTTCCGCTTAAACATAAGGTTTGGGCGTTTATTTGTTGCCTGAAACAATGCCGTTTGTTGTCTGTAAATTGGAAGAAAGGACGGGCGCCACAATGCTTTCCTTGCTATACTGCATATATAGTGCAGGGTGCAGGTTTCCACTTCAAACCAATAGAGATCCCGTCGCGGCTCCAACGGCTACGACGGGATTGTGTTTGTATATTTTTTAATAAGCATATTTTCGAGTTTGAGTTATTGACTCAATAAAGTTCACAAGATCCCTTATGGTTATCATTGTCCTAATTTGCTTCTTCGGTATTTCAATTTGAAATTCTTGTTCCACACTCATAAACATGTCCGCGGCAACAATCGAATCCGTCCCTAGGCCATACACAACGTGGGAGATAGAGCTTTCCGGCGTAATGTCATTCTCATCATTGCCTAATTCTTCAACCAAAATGTTTTTAACTTTATCAAATACCTGCATTTATGAATACCTCCTACTTGTCATTGGTTCATTTGTTTCTAGCTTACACCGTGAATGTGATTATTATATGATCTAAGCATGAAAATCTACTGTAAATTAGAATAATTATTTGTAAACAGAACGAAAACGATCCACTGACTTGTGAGGTGATATGCGGATGTGTGATTGTGAATATGCCCGGCAAAAGGACAGCTGCATTTTTTATTGCGCTAAGTTCAAGCTGTACGGGATTGCCCGGCTGAATGTCTGTGTATTTTCACAGCTGGAGGCAATGTGGGAGGATCGGCTGCGGCGTGTACCGCCGATAGTCAAAGATAAAGCAAGCAACTATTTATAATCGCGGAAAGGACATAATTTATATCGTCCCTGTAAAAACTAATTACGAGGTGATTAAAATATGTCCAACGATAAAACGCGTAATGCCCAAAGAAAAAGCAATGATAAAACGCCTTCCGCACGACGCGAGGCACCACAGACCGACAAAAGTATGAGAAGTCAAAAACAGGAAATGAAAAAGGAACGTCGGGATGGATGAATTAAAAAATATATCTTTACGTTACCTTGTGGAGGAGCTTAAACGCAGGGATGGCGTTGCAGAAATCCAAGTTGATGAATATACCCCATTTGCTATTGCTGTAGGTGGCGTAAGTAAGAATTTCGAGAAAACATTCGGGCATGATGTTGATTCCGGTCCGGCTAGGATCTTCGTGGTTATCGAATAAAGTTTTATCACATCAAATATTAAGCCTTGTCATTGCGACAGGGCTTTAACTTTTGAGAATTGGATGAGGTGGTGATATGCCCAGGCCCAGAAGTCCAAACCGGGATAAGGCAAAAGAGCTTTGGAGGCAAAGTGAAGGTACTACGCCCCTGAAGGATATTGCTGCTAATTTGGATGTTTCCGAATCGTTGGTACGCAAATGGAAAAATCAAGATAAATGGGAGCGTGAAAATAAAGTAATGTTACTAAACGTGAATAGTAACGTTACCGAAACGTCTTCTGAAGCCAAACACCCACCCCGATCTGTTGACGAGAAGATTGCTGCGGCGATAGAAGAAAATGAGGATCTATCGGAGAAACAAAAGCTTTTCTGCGTTTACTATGCGTATTCACTCAACGCTACACAGTCGTACCTCAAGGCGTATGAGTGTGAGTATAGCACCGCTCTTGTCAATGGCCCAACGCTACTAGGAAATACTAGGATAAAAAAAGAAGTGGAGCGGCTCAAGCGTATCAAGTTGGAAGCCGCTATGGTGGACATGGAAGACCTGTTTGAACTGCATCTCCGCATTGCCAGCGCCGATATGAAGAACTTTGTAAAATGGGGAAATGAAAATAACCTCAATACAGTCAAGCTTGTCGACAGCGATCAGGTCGACGGCATGCTGGTGTCCGAGGTGTCCGAGGGCCGCGACGGTATGAAGGTAAAGCTGCGGAATTCGGACGCCTCGCTGAAATTCCTGGAACGGTATCTCAGCGAGGGCAGCGGCAACAACGGTGGCGGTGTAGCTGAATGGGTTGAAACGATTCTGGAGGCAAATGAGGGCGCCGCACCGGACGATCAAGAAGACGATTAGCTTTTCGGGGCTGCCGTTTCGTATTGTTCTTTGAGCTTGTAGAAGGTGTTGCGCTTTAGGCCAAGCAGTTCCATGGCCCTGGTGCCGGTGATCTCCCGGTGCTTGTATTGCCGGTAGACCTGTTCCCACTCCGCCGGGAAGTCAATTTTCTTGCGGCCCCGGTACTTCCCCTTGGACTTGGCTATAGCGATACCTTCCCGCTGGCGCTCCAACATATTTTCCCGCTCGAACTCGTTGATAGCGCCCAGCATGGTGATCATCAGTTTGCCTTGCGGGGTTGATGTGTCGATATTCTCCTTGTTGGACACCAGGCTAATATTCCGGGCTTTCAGTTGTTCGATGATGTCCAGCAGGTCTTTGGTACTCCTGGCCAGGCGGCTAAAATCATGGATGTAAACCGTGTCGCCGTCTCTGGCAAATTCCAGCATTGCCTGAAGTTCTTTTCTGTGAGTATCTTTTGCACTAACCTTTTCTGTAAACCATTTGTCAATGTGGTATTGGGACAGCGCCCGCGTTTGGCGCTCTTCGTTTTGCTCTACTGTGGACACACGTACATATCCAATTTTCATGCTGCACCACCCTGTTTGTTTGATTATATACTATTGTAAAACAACTGTCCGTTAATTACAATATTAATTTCAAACAAACAATATATGTTTATTATATAAAGTTTGTATAGGGCATCCCCCAAACAAACAACAAAGAGGTGAGCCTCATGCTGAAAAACATTGATCGAAAAGCATTCCTGAAAAAGAAGATTCGGTTGTATCGGCACAATCCGGTCAAGTTTTTTGAGGAAGTGCTCACCTTCCACCCGGATCCGTGGCAAGCGCAGGCGGCGCTCGATCTGGCCGCCAATCCCCGCGTCAGCATCCGTAGCGGCCAGGGCGTAGGCAAGACCGGCTTTGAGGCCGCCTGCCTACTGTGGTTCCTGTGCTGCTTCCCCTTCCCCCGCATTGTAGCCACCGCGCCCAGCCGGCAGCAGCTGCACGATGTACTGTGGGCTGAAATCGCAAAGTGGATGGAGAGAAGCCCACTGCTCCGCAGCCTCCTCAAGTGGACCAAAACGTATATCTACATGCAGGGATATGAAAAGCGCTGGTTTGCCGTCGCCAGAACCGCCACCCGGCCAGAAAACATGCAGGGCTTCCACGAGGACAATATGCTGTTTATCGTGGACGAGGCGTCCGGTGTAGCGGACGATATCCTGGAAGCGATACAGGGCACCCTTTCCGGCTCCAATAACAAGCTGCTGTTGTGCGGAAACCCGACCAAGACAACCGGCGTTTTCCATGCCAGCCATACCAAAGACCGGGGCTTGTATGTAACGCATAAGGTCAATTCGGAAGACAGCCCACGCACCAATAAGGAGAATATCTCGGCCCTCAAGCGCAAATACGGTAAGGATAGTAATGTCGTTAGGGTTCGGGTCTATGGGGAGTTCCCTGTTGCGGAAGACGATGTATTTATCCCTCTGCCGCTTCTGGAGGACTCCGTGCGAACAGACCCGGTGACTGTGGCCAGGGTGTTGAACGGAAAACAGGTCAACACGGTTGAGGCGGAATTGATTCGCATCAGCTGCGACGTTGCCAGGTTCGGCGATGATAGAACCGTGATTGGTTACCGCCTGAATGAGACGATCCGGTTCCACAAGAAGATACAGGGGCAGGACACCATGCGTACAGCTGCTGATATTGTCCTGTTGGGGGAAGCCCTGTTGGAAAAGCACGATTATCATGACCCTATTGCCATCACGGTTGACGATGGCGGCGTGGGTGGTGGTGTCGTTGACCGGCTGCGACAGATCAAGGCCAGCGATCCGGCGCGATTCTGGTGGATGGAGGTCTTCCCCGTATCCTTCGGCCGAATCATCAAGCACCGCTACTATCACGACAGCACAACCTACATGATGGCAGTGCTCAAAGGATTGTTGTCCAATACTGATGAGGATGGCAATCCCAAGCAGGTAGAGATCATTCTTCCCAATGACGATGACCTCATCGCACAGCTATCAGTTCGGAAATACTTTATCAACGACCGCAGCAAGATCATCGTGGAAAGTAAAAAAGCAATGAAAGCGCGCGGACTGCCTTCTCCCGATGAGGCGGACTGCGTGCTGCTTTTGGTGCTG